AAGTACTTGCAGTTGAAAATGAAAAAGCGGTATTACTTGTAACAGTAGTAGTTTTATGCCAATGATTTACGATATGTCCTGCAGGAAACGTAGCTGTACTGTCAATAGTTCCTTTTGTTGTTCCAACATAATCTGCACCAGAGTCTGCCGTTGTAAGAACTGCTCCTCCTGCCTGATCCTGAAGGATTAACTTATTTCCGCTTGTTGCTGTGGGTTTGATGATTAAATCTGGCATAGTTTAACTCTTTGGATATTTGGTTTTAACTGCCTCTACTGCATCTGCATGAGTAGTTGTATTGTTCTTCATATCTTTGTATATCATGTCTAATTGATCGCCTATTGATGGATATTCTTCTTCTCTTAAATCTGCATAAGTTTTTACATAAAGCCTAATTGCATCTGCTTCTTCATCAGTAATAGCAATATAATTATCAGGTATAAGATGATCTTGTGAACCATCTGATTCATAGGCATATATATTGTTACTTGAATCTTTATAGTGTTTCATCGTACCTCCAACCAGCCAGAAAGTGCTCCACCCCCATTCACCACCAGCTTATAAGTATCACCACTTGGAACAACAGTAGATAAATTATTTCTTCCATTAGTAGAGTTTGTATAAACCCCACCCGGATTAGTCACCCCACCAACTTCCCATCTTGAATCTGATGATGTTCCAGTTGTCATTGTAACAGCAACAAAAATTGGTTTGTTAGTGCTGTTTGTATAGGTTGTATTTACTGCTCGACTGGCGGTTACATTGGTTTGTTTCTGTCCAAAACTAAGAGCTACATCACTCCCAATAGTCACCCCACTTCCTACTGTGCCAGTCATTCCAGTTAAACTGGCATTCGGTGTTTGCGTAAGTGTACTGGCTTCAAGACTCCCTCCTGCACCCTCAATAGTGCGTGTACTTCCATCAGTAGTCAGGATTATGGCATTCCCATCGTCTGATATTTTTGAGAGTATAAGGTTGTCTGTTATGTTTAAATCCCCATCAATAACTACCTGATCTGATAATCTCATGGTGTGTTTATCAATATTACCTGAGACATTTACACTTGTAGATTGGTCAGTAAAGCTAATGTCATCCAGCGTTACTGCACCAGAATCTATATCTGCACTTGATAGTACTCTTGATCTTGGTGGTGTTCCTAAGTAGGCCATTACGTAATCTCCAAAATGCTCATACATACATCAACACTTGATGCTGCTGATGATTTAACTTTAATAAGATCTGTAGGTTCCATAACCAACTTTTGATCTCCACCAATCAGTACCACTGTTGATCCTGAAGGAACTGGTATACCTGTACCAAGTGATATATCATTCGTTGTATTAGCCATTGTAGCTGAAAGTGCTACATCAACATCAACTGAACTCCCAGTTACATTAGAGACAGACAGACCTATTACTGTTGTTTCTGTAGAAGAGGGGACAGCATAAGATCCAACCTGAGTTAAGGCAGTGCCTATCCCCTTAGATGTTTTCTTTTTAAATGCATTTGCCATAATTTATCCTTTAATATCAGCCGAGTGCAATCGCCATTGCAACCGATGCGTTATTAGCTTCAGTCTGGACTTCAGTTTGTGATAACCCAAAACCTTCCCATGCTGAACCATTATAAAATTTCATTTTGTTTGCTGTACTATCATATGCCAAATCACCCTCTGCTAGTGCATTTCCACCACCATCTGTTGTAGGTGCTGAAGGAGAGAAGTCATCTATTTGATAACGATCTGCAAAGGTATTAACATCAGTTATATTAGTAGCTACTGTATCTAAATCTGCTATTACATCTGTAGTAGCTAGTAACGCCATATCTGCTACACAATCAGTAGTTCCCAATAATGCCATATCAGCGACACAATCAGTAGTACCAAGTAATGCCATATCAGCAACACAATCAGCAGTCCCAAGATATCCCATATCTTCTGTTACCTGAGCATTACCTAAGTGACTCATTTGGGTTAACTTAGAGGGAGTAGCTAATGAATTCATATCTGAAACACAATCAGCAGTTCCAAGCAATGCCATGTCTGCTACCACATCAGCAGTCCCTAGTCTAGCCAAATGACCAGTACCTGCGGTTGCCATATCACTTGTGCCTAATAAACCTATCTCTGTAGCCTTCCCTGCTACTGTTCCTATATCAGTTGCATCCCCTGCCACTGCAGTTACATCACTGCTAATACCTGCAACTGTAGTTACATTTGCATTTATACCTGCAACTGTATTAATATTCGTTGCATTGGCTGTTACCGCATCTATATTTGCCTGATCTGAAGTTGTAGGTGTAATTCGTGCCCAAGCTGATCCGTTCCAGACCTTCATTACTGATAAAGTTGTATCATAATATAAAGCACCTGTTACTAAGGCATCTCCATCATGATCCTTTCCAATATTCGATGCCCCTACTTCTCTCTCTGCAGTAGTATGTGCCCCTAAAAATCTATCATCAAAATTATCATAAGTTGTTGAGGCTTTGGTAGACCAGTGAAGTGCAGAGTAATTTGTTCCATCTACTGTGCTATCCTCGGCTTTAATCGCCCACTCTTTTGCAGCTCCTTTTGAAGCCGTATCTGTTACTCCTGTACCACCAACAGCCCATGCCTTAGCAGAATGATCGGATGTTGCTCCACTTACTCCCCCGTCTACCTTTTGTGCATAATCCTTTGCACTACCACCAGTAGATGCTTGAGTTCCTTGAGCATATTCTTTTGCTGAGAAGCTGGTTCCATCAACATTACCTGAAGTTTCTATTGCCCACTCTTTAGCGGCTCCCTTACTTGCAGTGTCTGTTACCCCTGTACCACCTATTGCCCAAGCTTTAGCTGAGTGATCTGAAGTAGCACCTGACACACCGCCATCTGTTTTTTGTGCATAGTCTTTAGCAGATCCACCCGTGCTGGCTTGTGTACCTTGAGCATATTCTTTAGCTGAAAAGGAAGTACCATCTACTGTTCCAGTTGTTTCAAGTGCCCATTCCTTTGCCGCACCTTTACCTGCAGTATCTGTTACTCCTGTTCCTCCAACTGCATAAGCCTTGGAGGAATATTCACTGCTATCTGCACCAGTAACCTGATCAACTACTGATCCATCTGTTTTCTTAGCCCAATAAGTTGCAGTAGCACGTTCTTTTGCTATATCAGCAGAGTTATCAATAATATTTAATGCTGATGAGCTGGCTAAGCTGGAGCTTCCTGCTCCTATATAAATTGGACTTTTAGACATTTAGACCCTTTCTACTACTGATATAAAGACATCACATGTCTTAGAGGATGTTATTTGTAACGAATCACCTGTCATGACAGCAGGACTAGCATTGTTACCTGCATGCTGTAATACAAGTTTGCCCGGAATTAAATCTACACTAGTATCTGCTGGCAGTGGGATTGTGTCCATAATCTTAACTGTTGATGCATCATAATAACTAGTATGCTGAACTGTAACCTCTCCTGCCTCAGTTGAAGTACTTGCAACAAGAAAGCCAATTATGACAGACTCTGCTGCTCCGGGGGATGTTTCTCCGTCATCTGGTGCAGTATAAACTGTGGTTGCTGTTGCAGCAGGAACACTCTTTACGAAACGTCTGTACCTTTCTGCCATATTAATCTCCTAATATCATTTGGTTCTTTCTGGCAATTCTTGCAACCATCTGTTCCAAGGGTACTGTACTACCCTGATCTACAATGCTTGCAGTATCCAGCGTTAATCTTCCTGAAGAAAATACAAGCTTGCCACCAGATATAGTCGCAATTGTATTTCCACTGTTATCACTAATTGTTCCAGTAAACTTTACGTTATTAAGTACCTTATTATTTAAGGTAGCTGTACTATCTGCTGAAGGAACAAGATGCCCTGAACCACCAAGCCCATCGTGAACTCTAAGATCCCAAGGCTCACCAGAAGAATCTGATTTTTGTACTGTAACTTCACCTTCAGATCCAGCAAAGCTTGAATGTTCTGAGGCTGTACCTCTTCTAAATTTAACTGCTACACCCATTATCTTCTCACTATAAATCTGTTAAGGTTTACTCCACCTGTGATTGATGCAGGGTGGATAGGCTCTGTTCTATGTGCGTCAATAGTAATAGCTAACTTTTTATTCTTAAAGTATTCACTTTTCTCAACATTACGTAAATCATGTTCTTTAAGGTATGCACGTTCAAGTGCACCAAATGTTAGTGCATCAACCCAAACATAGTCTATATCACAAGTTTTAATATAGTCAGTATCTGCAATTTCAAAAATTGTGCTTCCGTCTGACCCTTCTATTGTTTGGGCTGTTGAATCAAATGTAAAAGTCCTGCTTGTGTCATCTACTAATAAATCTGTGCTTGACCAACCATTTAATGAATTAGTAATAATTCTATCTTCTGGGTAATTTATATGAGTATCATCTATAAAACTATATGGAACTTCATCACTCATACGTGTTGGCCTTTGTGTTCCAGTAAGTTTTATTAATGCCTCATCTGTTGGGATAGGCCACACCCTTATTATACTTGATGACTTTTGATCTATTACTAAAGCTTGAGGAGTTCCTGTAGATGTAGTCCAGTCCTCAATTTTACTCCATATTGGATTGCCAAAAATTTCTGTTACAGAGTATTCTCCATCTTTAACAACTGTAGGTAGCCTTCCCTGTGAAGCTAGACTTTTCATTTCTGAAGTTGTGACTATTGGCAATTCCCTGCCATCAATAGAGCCACCACTTATGTCCATTAAATTAGTGGGAAGACTGAGAAGATATGTTGATGAATTAATTGTAAGGCTAACATCTGCAGTAGGCAAACGTATTGTTCTTACTAAATCCAATAATGAATCATTAATATAATTATTCAACTCAGTCTTAGTCCACCGAGTATAGCTTGTATCTTGAAGTATAGTTACAACCCTAGATCTAATGTCAGCTAACTCAATCATGCAACTTCAACTCTTTCTACTTTTTCGTTTACCTTATCTTTATCAATTGGAGAAGAGTCTGGAACTTTAAGTACCTGTACATTATAACGATTAACCTCATACCCAATTAATGGTGCACCTTCCTGTGCTTGGTGATACTTAGTTTCAACAGCATCCATAAGTACATTGAAGTGCCCCGGTGGTATGGCTCTACGAGAATTCCTTGGGAATCTCAAGACCCAATCATTCCATGAAACTGTAACTGGCCCCATTTGAGATGGATCATCGCCATATCCAATTACTACAACTCCCCAACCTTCGGGTGTTTTAAGATCTTTGCCAACTTCCAAAGCCATATCTTCTTGGAAAGTTTTATGCACAGATATATTCTTCTTTCGACCTGAGTCATACATTGGATTATTTAATGTATGCCCATATTCCCCTGTTGGAAGTAATCCTCCTGCTATTTCACCACTCATGATATTGTCCTTGTTTTAATGAAAAATAAAATCTTGCCAGATGTTGGAAGCTCATCTCCCCTCATTCTGACAGTTAACCGAATCGTTTTATTTGATCCGTCTGGAGGAAGAAATAAAGATTCTGGACGTTGCTGAAACGAATGTGGTTTCTGCGGTAACTTTGTCCATTTAAGATATAATTCATTTTCTTCCTTTACTCTACTTACCCTTCCTACACATATCTCTGCTGATATTCCCTTAAATGGTTCAGTTAAAACAACTGATATTCTTTCAGGCAATGCCTGCGGATATAAGTAATGATCAAAGTAAGCATTCGTTATTAGGGTATCATTGCCACCACAAAACTTATGATAGTCAATTTCTAATATTTGAGTTTCCCTAACCTGTTCAGAAACAGGGGCAGGAGGTTCCCACCCCTGAAATCTTTGTGTCATTTACATCTATTAACTTATGGTAGATGCACCACACTCGATACGATAGATCCAGTCTTCATTGAGAATCTGGCAAGCATACCAGCTCTTCCAACCAACTGAACCAGACTGACCCAAAGGATCAGTAACTGCAGGCTGTGGCATCACAACCTTAGGAATAACAGCATCATATCCAGAAAGTGAAACACATCCTAGACAATCGGCTGAGAAGATAACAACAGGATAAACCTGTACGTTGTTACCATTTGGAACTGTAACAAGCTTGAGGGAAGCAATAGCTGCTCCAAGTTCTTCTGCCTCAATTGCTCCAGCTTCACCATAGTTACTGGAATCAGCAATAGTCCCATCCGTAGTACCAAATGATTGGCCTGTATGACCGGGAGTGTATGCTGAGTTTTGAGTCCTTGAGATTTGTGTATCCTTAATCTCAGTACCATCTGGTTGTCTACCAAACGGAGCTGCCTGAGTTGTCAGGACAAATCTAATAACACCAACACTTCCAAGTTCCCCCGGTAGCATTTGCTGACCATTGTTACTGTACTTAACATAAGGAATAAAACCCGGAAGTTTTTCAATATCCTTACGTAAGTCAGTATGACCTACGGCAACATATGCCTCAGGTACTGGCTCAGTATTATACTTGGGAGATGGAGTCATCTGCTTCGCAATCTTGCGAGCTTCGTTATACTCCAGTGTTCGGACTGCTGTATCGATAAGATTAGTAGTTGAACCAGTTGTATCACCAGCCGTTCCACCAATCTCTGCATCTACTGTATTACGTGAAGTACCACCAGCATAAGCTGCTTGAGTACCAGAACGTGCATGTAAGAAAGTAATGAAATCCATAAGCTCAGCCGCTTGAATTGACTGACGCTCAGTGATTTGTTGAATGATAGGATCAGTTGCTGCGGCAACTAATACATCAGTGGTAGCAACATACGATCCATACTGGTGTAGTTTTACCTTGATGATAGTTTGTAGCAACGTGTCAGCCGGAGGCTTTACTCCCTCAGCCAACGGAACCATTGGCAGAGCGAATTTTTCAAATCGCTTCCATCTTACCTCAAGTCCCTCTTTCTGTGCTTTCGTTTCCTTCTGAGCGAATCGAGCCATTATCATCGACCTCTTCGCTATTGCCAGAAACTTTTTTTGAATTTTAAACGCCTCCGTTTCGTCAAGGGAGCCGTATTTCATAGTTCCCGCAATGGATGCTACACCCGTAGCACCTCTGTTTGCATTGGAACCACCTGATGTCCAGTTTGTAGCCATTATCTTACTCTATTAAAATGTTTTAAAATTAAGCTAATGTAGAGCAAGAACAAACTCTAACTCAGTATCCTTCTTCAGGTAATGAGTTAAACAGAGCTTCACCTGTAAGCCCTTGAGTAGGATCTGTAGTTGTGGCCTGAGGTTGTGATGACCCTAGTAATTGAGAAGCTTGTTGTCTTCTCAGATCTTGTTTGTTGCTACCAGTATAGGGTTGATCACCCTGCATACTTAAGAACAACTGTATCACTTGAGCCTTTGCCTCATTATCACCTTGAGTCATACCCAGCCTACGCATTGAATCTTCATTCACCCAGTCTATAAAGGTTCTGTCATTTTCAATTGCAGGCCAGACACCGAATCCAAGTAAGCCATCAAAATACGATTGTTGCGATATAGCATCATACTTTTGATTCAAAGTGCTAATCGGTTCCTCGTATTTATTCTCTACATACCTGTTAATCCTGTCCTCTACATCATTTATTTGTTGTTGTTTAAACTGATTCAATTGCTTGTTAACAAGTCGCTCTGCTAACTTCTCAGAAGTTCTCATGACTTCAGGGAAATCTTCCATAACCCTTTGGTCATCTTCAGATAAAAAGTTTTCATCAGAATAGGGATCAGGTTTTTGAGTTTGCAAATTGATTTCTGATTCACGCTCAAGTACAGCAAGCCTAGCTCGCAAGTCCTGATTTTCCGCATCTTTTTCTTTTTGAGCACTGAAGGCACGATCTGCATGTGGCCTTAAGTCCTCATAACTTTTTGTAACTGAGTCAAGCTTTTGCTTTAATTCAGCAATCTCATCTTCTCTACTTGCCCCGTCTTGGTCACTTTGCAGTTGCTGCATTTCTCCTTCCATAGGAGGTGCTTCTTCTTGCATATGTCACTCTTCGTTATGGGTTAATACATTTCGGACAAATGTTTCAAGGTCAAGAATATTCTTGATTTCTTTTATTTCTCCGATTAGTACGTTAAAGGAGGCTACTTCCTTTCCGTCATAGAGGGGCTTCTCAGAGAGTCTGTCCTCTTTCCGTCTAAGTCTGTCCTCAAAAAATTCAGAGAGCTGGTTCCATCGGGGATCTTCCCTCAGGCTGAGCAGGTGCTCCAGCTTCTCCCTGTCTATCTGCACCTTGATTCTGTTGTTCTTGAACATCTTCACCACGAAGTTCTGTTTCTCGTTGTTGTTGTGCTTGTTGTTCTTGCTGTTGACGTTGCTGTTGAGCTTCCATCTGTTGCCGTTGCATTTCTTCTAACAACAATAACGAGGTTTGTTGTAATAAATCAGGTAGGTTTTCACTTAAAGTTAAGTCCCCCTCCTTAATCTTTGCGAGCCTTTCCTGTATGATTCCTTTTCTTATATCAGCACCAACTGCTTTCTTTTCATCTACAAGTGCCTTACCTTCATAATTCTGGTTTTCCATTTGCATTTGCATCTGAGCCTGCTGGATTGCCTGTTGTTGTTCCTGCTCAGCATCCTGTGCTGCTTCTTCCTCAGACTTAATTAATCCATCTATTTCTAATCCCAACCCAGCTTTTAATGGAACTGCGAGCTTCTCAAAGTTAAATCTATTTCTCATCTCTGGAACCTGACCAACAACCTGTATCAACTGAAGCACCTGTTGTATGGTAACTTCCTTTGCCATGAATGTATCAAAGCTTTTAGCCTGACAAAGAAAATCTCCCTTAATTGATAAGTCATCTGAATCTGCCATTAACCAGTAATATATGGCAGATACGTTAGAAGTAACTAATGCATTAAGTGATCTGACTACACCAGTAGTTAATTTATTTTGATTCTCATTGAGAATCTGCATTCCTGTGGCAGTCTTAGTCTGATATTGTGCACCAGATCCCATCCCTATAGGAGTCTGACCAGAAGATAAATCAGTATTTCTTTCTACTATTCTAAGTAAATCTACAAGACCGCTTGTTACATCTGGTATTAATACTGGTCTAAAAGCATCGTTAACACTCTCCCCAGTCTTCATTCTAAATATTTTACCGGGGAAGACATCATAGAAATCATCTTGTGTGCTATCAAATGCATTAGGATTAATAGCAAACATCGGCTGAGATGACATTGTTTTACCTTCGACAATCATTCCATAGATAAAGTTAACCATAGATTGATCATCACGGATAGCTTCATATATACCGCTACCCCAAATACTATCTTCCTGTTCTTGCCAATAACAAAAATCGTAGGGTATTCTTCCATCAAAAGGATTAGGGATAGCTCTCAATACTTGAGATCCAAGCACTGTTACAACTACAGGTAAATTAATTGGACTATCGCCTTCTTTTTGTTCTGGCAGATCCATATGATTACTAAGTTCCTGCCTACCCAATCCTCTATGCCAAAGCTCTAGCACACAGAAATTCTTATTCTTATCGTAACTTGTACTCCATCTTTTAGGTGACGAACCTCCTATATCAGATACTGTTTGACCTTCTCCTGTCTCAATACACCTTTCAATAAGATTTGCATCTAATGCCCCACTGGACGTTTCAGCCATAGCTCTTAATTCTTGAGCAGACATATAACGCCTCTGAATTACCCAGTCTAAATCAGATTTCCCTGTGGAGCCGGAGGAAGGGAATACATCCCAAACGGAGATCCACTCGACATGAGGATACATTTCAGATTCAACTGCCTCCTCAATCATCTCCATTAAAGGATCTGCGTAAGCTGTCTGGTATAACGGGAAGTCAATCTTCTTTAAGACTATTGACTTGGTAACACCCGTGCCATACAGTGTCTGCTCATTTATCACCTTGGATAAGACATCTTCATAGTTTGTCATATCCATAATGTCTCTGATCTTTAACTCACAGTTCTTAGCTCGCAGAATTGCTTCATCATATGGTGAATCACTTTGTAATACTTCTGGAACCATGAACTTAGGTCTACGTGCAGGAGTAATCTTAAAAGGTATTTTACCCTGCTGAAACGTAGCACTCATCAATTTTGTCCGTGCTTCGTGAACCTTCCTCTTGGTAAGGTTTACATATATGCCACGTTCCTTAGCAATCTCTACTGCCTTAGATACTACATCTGGGAACTCACCACGCATAGCATGCCATGCTGATTCCCATATCTCTTCTTTAGTTGTACGCTCAGTATCGGAAGAAGCTTCTGTGTAAAGCTGTTGTACCAATAAACCTAACGTATCTGGAAGTAACCCCTCCGGCTGGTCTTCACTATCAGACGTAATATAGTGATTACTTTCCTTTCCATACTCTGCCATTATTTCTTTTTCTTTTTCTTCTTAGGCTTTGGCATTCCGTAATGTTGACCCGGCATGTTTATCTCCTTTTAGTTTTATACTTGGATTGGCTCGTATTTAGGGGGTGTTAGAGTATTGACTATAGTTGTTCTTTACAATACAGAGAGATCTGAGCATCTTTTTTTCTAACATTTGATCATTATCAGCCTATTTTAGGAATTAATGTCCGTCAATATAAATATTACTTTACATATCCATCTGGGCAATAAAATCCTCATAGCTCATACTTCCTTTTGCAGAGTTACATTGACGGCATGCAACAACCAAGTTAGAAGCATCCAGTATCTCATCCCTTGTAGAAAGCACCTTTACAGGGATCTTATGATCTAATACAAAATCATCTGGCGAAAGCCTAGCCTTGCAGTAATGGCATGGAGCTGTATTATCAGAAAGCCTCGCCTCCATCCATTTTTCGATATAAGTAGCTCTGTTGTATCCACCCTTAACTCTTCTTATATGTCCAGATTCTACTTTTTTCTGCCACTGCTTTTTATTCTTGCACTTCTTACTACAGTACCTTTGCCTTGTATACTGATAGTTATTCGGCATGTACTTAGCACCGCACATCTCGCAGACTTTATTACCCCTGTTTGTAGTCATCTAAGCCCTTACATAATATTCTCTTCTCTGGGTCTTAGTCTGTATAGGGAATTCTGGCCCCGGAACATGTGGGTGCATATAGCACATATACGCAGCAATTGCTAATGACATTACCCTATCATCGTGGCAACCATGCTGTGCGGCTTCCTTGCCATTGTTATGTATAACAAATGTCTGTAGTTCGTCTATTGTGGGTTTAGAATATATTTCTATCTGCTCCTCACGTATAAGTCTCCTTAGTAAATCCAGTATTAGCTTCCTAGTTTTTATATTAGTATTAAAACCAAGTCTTTTCTTCTGCCTCTGGCCTCGCTCATCCAGAGCCTTCTCCACGTATATATTATCGTATTGATGAATAGACGAAAGAAACTTCAATGTCAATAGCCCATGATTATTATTTTCAACTGCAACTAATGCATGATTGTACCATATACCAATAGTTGTTATTATCCATGCAAGTAGATCTGGATCTATACGTGCACACCATGTGCCACATTCCTCATAAGTCTCTGCATCAAGTACAGTTATTACAGAATAATCAGGATTACCAACCTCAGTCATTATACCTTCAGCAACATCTACTCCAATCCTATAATGTCTACCATCTTGTGGTGGATTAAACACAGTAAACTCTCCATCAATCCTGTGATCCATAAAGTACTTCATCTTCTCTTCACCACCTATATTCTGGAATCCATTTACTGGAACTTCAAAACGCTTGGGTGGAAAATCCCTTTCCCTTTCCTCTGCAGTAAACCACATCTTACTTAAGTTTACTGAATCAAATGCACTCCTGCCTGATGCCACAAAAGCTTCCCTCGCAGTAGTAGGATACTCCTGATGGAATACATTCAAGTCACCCTGACATTCTGGAGATATAATCTTATTCCTTCTCCACTTCAAATGTTCAAGTGTTACCTTAAATTCAAAAACCCCATCATCTGTTTCATATGAAGTTTCTACTCCATAAAGATTCTTCTCCTCATCTCCACCATAAGCTGGATTCTTTCCAAGTGATTTTAAAAATGAATCATCCTTAAGTTCTTCCTCACTAAGCTCAGTCTTATACTCATCAAATACAAACCAAGGAAAGAACACAGTCTTAAGTCCACTCTCATCTTTATCTGCTCGCCACCATTCTTTTTCAAAATAATTACCTACGCCCTTGGCTGTACTCTCCATCCAGATTTCTGTTCCATATCCTTGCACAACACAGTTCATCATACCAGTTGCATACTCACGGGCACGACTGCCCCAACGAGCTACCTCAGAGCAGTGCAGCATATCAATACCTGCCCCTACTACTTCCGACCCTTCCACAGTAGACATCCCGTACCTAGAGTTTAACCCCTTGCCATCACTGGAACCCCACGTAAGTTCCTGCTTACCTGAATAGTGAGACAGAGGTTTAATGAATGCTGGATAGTTCTGTTCCATAACCTTGGTCATGGCAAACATTTCTGCAGTTGTATTCTTGGAGTGTGTGCAGATATGCACTAACTGGTTAAACTGGGTGGCTGCACGTTTAAACATACGTGCCTGAACATATGTCGATATACCAAATCGCCTTGCTTTCAAGACAATTATCCTGACATGGTTCTTTTCCTTTAGTTGTTTCTGAGCAATCCCATGCAAGATCTTCTGCACAGGATTCATAACGAAGGGAATGAGCTTCTTAGTTCCTAGCTCTTGTATTTTTAAACAGAATTGAAAATAAGTATCGTGATCCTGAAGCCGATCCATCAGCTCCTGCATCGCCTCCTTATCATCCCGTGCTGGTGTCTGCTGTACCATCCAATATATTTTTTCTTAAATATCTTGCAATGAGTACCGCATCAGCAATCCCGTGATCTTTAACCCGTGTAAGTGTGAGTTCTGGATATAGCTGTGAAACCTTTTGTATAGATGCACCTTTTTCTTTTCCCATATCAGGCATCATAGCTTTTTTCCAAGATTGAGGTTGTATTAAATGATAAGGTATTCCATTACCTACGCATAGTCCACGAAGAAATCCATATGAAGCCATGTATCTTCCGCTTGAAACTATACCTTGATTTGGCATTGTCTGGCTTTTTTCCAACCCGACTGTGATATCTTTACCATGCCACATCTTAAATATAGAACCAAGCTTAGCTTCATCAAGCTCTCGCTTCTTGCCTACTTTTATAATAGGCATATCCATAACAAAGTCTATCTTTAAATCTGGATCTAAAACAGCTATTGCTCCTGAAAATCCGGGGTCAATACCCAGTATATACATCCGGCTCCTTATAATCTTCTAGTGCTTCATGTTCCTCCTGCTCAGAAACCTGCCATGATGGTAAGATTTCTTCCTGTATTAGTGAGGGCTGAGCACCATATTTAGTTATCTTGCCACCTTTTTCTAGGTATTCCTCAACTTTAGATCTTAGCTCTACTCTTTCTTTCGTATTAGATGGCGTAAAAGAAGCCGTGTCAACTAAGGCCATAGGAATATTTACTTTGAATGATGCCTCTAACTGACCATTCTTACGCCACTTATTACCTGATCCTTCTGTCCCAAAGATAGTTTTTGTCTGCCTGTTCCAAACAGTTGCATCAATACCTAACTCCCTGTGACGTAATCTTTTTTTCTTTCTTGTATCTGCCGTAGCTATACCCCAACATGTCTTCTTACAATATATATGTCGTTCTGATTTAGGCTGGAATGTATCACCACACTGTACACACACCCTTGTAGACAACAGTGACCTTAAGCTTACACGTCTTTCCCTCCTTTTCATTTCAAAAAAAGTGGCACAAGACATTGAACAAAATTTTGTCCTCCTCCTAGGAAGATCCTTACCACATACTGTACACCCCTTTCTTTTCATAACTAAGCCCTTCCTACAGTTGGCATGTCTGATAAGGCATCACTTTCAAGCATATATATCATAGTCCCCACTGTATCTGCTATCTCCAACCAAAATGTTTCTGGGGAGGTGTCAGACTTGTGGGCTTCCATCATAAGTTCCTGAAAAGAGATACCTGATTTCCAAGAAGCTGCGGCACAAGCAAGCATGATAGCCAACATTCTTCTTGACTCTTTAATAGAATCTTTTTCAAGCTTCTGCTCTTTCTGCGTTTTCTTCCTTCTTGACTCTAGTTTTTTTGATGCTTTTGGTCGGATTACTTTCGGCATGATTAATTACCTTTATGGGTTGATTGGTTGACTCGGCAATAATTTCCCCCTCTATGACATTACTGCCCATTTGTGTATTTAACTCTTTAAGGGCATCTTCCACCCTATATACGTTCTCGTTCTTCTGTTCGATATACTTATACTCGTTAGGCATTGCTAGTGCTATCCTCTCACTACGGATGATCTTCATCACAGTGTCGGCTTTAGCCGACCAGATTCCTAACTCGCTCGCATCTTTTGAATTGAGTACTTTTTCTTTTAAGTTATTAAGTTCATCTAAGTGCTGATGGGAAATATTTGCCCGGTCATCAGCATACTTCTGGATCATCCGTGTATGCATATGAGTCAATGCTTCCTCTCGCTTAGAAGCATATTGCCAGTTTCCTGCATTAACGTACTTAGTCAGAGTGCTCTGCCAGAAGCCATACTTCTCACATATCTGTGACCTAGTAAGTATGCCAGCTTCAAAGTCTACCCTGACTGCCGCTTTCATTACTTCCCTGTGATGCTTGGCTTCATGCTTAGATCCAGTTGTTACTTTGGTGGCATTACTGTTACCACGTTTTTTTACAGGCTTTCTCATTATATTCTCGATACAAATCTTGCAATAGGTTGTATAAAAGGAAGTAAGGTAATTGCCATTAACATATTCACACTGGTATGCACTATCGCTATCTGCCTTGTTATACCTGTGGGCATACCATCTGACACCATTACCCCTGCGAGCCATATTGTACCAGTTGTACCAATATTAGCACCAAGGACGGCTGCTATAGCTGATGGCAATGGAAGTGCCCCACTTGCTACAAGACCTACTATTGCTGTAGTGCTAAGTGAACTTGACTGCCACAGCAGGGTACATACAATACCTCCAAGGAACATCCAGTACGGATTGTGTATAAAGTATTCAAGATGCTCCAGTTTTCCCATAGCTTTCATCCCACCAGAAAACATTTTCAATCCAATGTAAAATATAACCAACCCACCCAAGGCTTGCACAATAGGACTAGTTATCATTTGTTCTTCTCCTTTTCAATTAAGATGTCTATATACTTACGAGCCTTAATCAAGTCAGACAGACCACCCTTCATGGGGAACCTAGTTACATACTTAATTATGTTTCCCTGTAGAAAATCCAGATTGTTTGCAATGATATAGTCCAGAGGCTCAATATCAAGCATTGAGTAATGATCTGGGTTTGCCCAGACTCTTTCTTTTGACTTACTCATATAGGTGCAACATCATCATCAATTTCTTCCTCCCAGATTTTAACCTTCTCCTTATCTTCCCTTATTCTTTTCTTAAGGAACTGATCCTTGCTTTTCTCCAATTCAATCCTTATCTTATCACTTGAAGTTCCTTCATCTAAACATGTAACGAACTTCTTTCTACCAATAGGCATCGATTTCATATTGATCTCCTTCACAGCACGGAACTACATTAGTCCCACAGTTAATACATTGTTCATGACCATGCACCCTTACAGGTACAGTAATCATACCGCAATAATCACATCTATTCTGTACTTCCCCATTTACTGATATGACCTCTGGTACGTTTGTCCCCTTTAAATCCATATACCCTTAATAATACACTGATGCTTTCTGCATCAATAATATTTGTTAATGTCCATTCATATGTTTTACCTTTCATTAAATTAGATAACACAGTATCTGTCAATGGAACATTTATTTTTATAGGGTCAGTCTGTTTTTTTACAATACGCTTAATGTTCTCCTGATCATTCATACCAAGTTTATTAAGCTACATAGTGAAACTGGAATGTCATAAAAGTTCTCTCCCTCAGGATACCGCCTATTTGGGATATTCCTGACGTACTCCTCCTTCATATGCTTGCCCTCTATGTGCCAAGCCTTACTGCAATCCTTATTTAATACCCAAAATGCAATTCGCCTGCCACCATCAAGGTACTTCTTCTTCCTATAGGGGATATGTACAGTAGCCCAGTTCGGAGGCCATACGTCTTCCCAAGAGGATTTAATCTCTACCTCATGGGAAATATTGACCCACGACTGGATATCCGGGCCGTAGTCCTCCTGTATATTAGTTAATATACCCTTGGAGTCTAAGAAAGCCCGTACAGCTTCTTTAGCCTTACTGTCGCAAGCTAGATACGCCTGCTTGTTGAAATATGCCATTATAATAATCGTCCATGATTTCCTTCTAATAGCTCTTCTAATGGTATGTTAAAGTTTTCAGCTTCTGGTACTACTAGCTGAAGAGGTGGAATAATACTCTTTCCGTGTACAGTCTGCGGCTCCTTAAGCTTAGCCTCAGCTTCTTTCATAGCTTTTCGGTGATTTTCAGCAAGCATCTCATCATATGATGGGTAGCCCTTAGCCGCCTGCCAATCACTAACTTTACCCATAAAGCCGTATATCATTAATGGAACTGTAACCACTAATGACCACAACCCTATGGTGTCTATGATCTCGTTAAATTTGTTCATGATTACCCCCCGGCTGGTTGAATGCAGGCTCCCCGAATTAGATTAAAGCATACTAATCAAGCAAGCCTGCTCCCATTTTTTAAAGCTTTTCTGTTTGAATGCACAATACAAACAGATGAATCTTATATTGGTTAAGACTCATATCAGAGTATAAAGCAAAATGTACACCATGTCAACTATTATTTTCATGAGGGGATAAGCAACTCATATTATTTTGGTTTTTTGGAAGGGGGGTGTACGAGAGTAGGAGTCCCATATATATATGTGCACGGGCGGAGGGTCGCCTGTGGGGGGACTTTTTGTGCGAACCATTTATTTGATCTGATCTTTTTTCTGGAGGTCATCCGAATCTGGGAAATGCTTCGGGGCAATCGAGCCAATTTTTTGGGAAAGTTGTGCTAGACTGAAGGCAGATCGACTTGCCACTTTTGGCAGGAAGATCAGGCACATACCCGCACATACAGGCGTGTGTGAATGCCGACCAAACCCCTTACACAGGAGTACACGTATGGGAAATCTAGCAACAAAGCTACTCGAAGACGTAGCACAAATGCAATCAGAGATTGCATCACTCAAGAAAGCCGTAGCGAAGCTAAGCAAATCAGGCGGAGCATCCAGAGACGTAGTCTCTGTTGCGAAGGAAGGCCAGAATGAACTTCTGGAGTTCCTCCAGAACGGCAAAGCTACGAAGCCGAAGAAGGCAAAGAAGGTGAAGCCTACGGCTTCATGGCCTAGTTGCTCTGACGTAGTCAGAGGTCAGCTTGACCAGATGATTCCAGCTCTGCTGGAACACAGGGCAGACTTCGACAACTCTGCACTGGCTCAAAGAGCCAGAGAGCTTTGCAAGAACGCCAAGATCAAGAGCGTAGCTCTTGCATTCTGCTTCGACAACCAGTTCGTAGAACTGGCCCAGTGGCTGAAACCTGTGAAGAATCGACAGATTCTTGACTGCCTTGACGCAGTGAAAGGCTAAAGCCTTTACCCAGAACCCCTTGTGGATCTACGGATCTGCAGGGGGTTTTTTTTATGCCTACAGGATTTAACAGCCAGTCTGTTATAACCCCAACGGCAATTAACTTTGGTATAACAGTTGCTTATACCAGCCAATGTAAACCATGAAAACGGAGCGTAATATGACAAGCGAAGTAATCAAGTCTGCACCACATATTGGAGCGAAGATAAACTGGAGAAATATCCATCCTTTGCCAACCAACACAGTTGGTAAAACAAATTTTAGTTTCACTGAGCCTGTTGTTAGGCACTTTGAAGGCGAGCCTATGGTATCAGAGGAGGATGCGAAGCCAAAGAAGCTAGTGAAAGTGAAGTGTAATGCTGATGGCATACCGAAGATCAAATGGTTTGACCATAAAATCTAGGTACAGTTTGTAGTCTGGTAAAAGGTCAGGGGTTTCACCTAGTACCAGACTACGATCCCTCAGGGTGAGGGTTCAACTAAAGGGCTAATAACAGAGCCAACTAGCTTATGCTAAGTGGTTGTTTTATAAGCCTTTTAACTCATCGTAAACGATGATTGCATTTTCAAGCCTATATATATATTTATTATCTTAATAAGCTATATATAAAGAAAAGAAATATATAAAGAAAAGAAAGTTACATAGCTTTGTAACCTATCAATAAGTCCCACAGCTTTACAACCTTTCCGATTTACATTTAAAACCACGCTAGATTGAAACGAAGCCTTAACATTAGGTAAGCGTAGCCTAATTATAGTTTCGTTGCATTCTAGGGGTGTTTTAAACATCCTATGGCACAACAATGTCGTTGCTGTCATCTTACTTAACTCTTAATTGGAGTATAGCTATGTCTAACATGAAAGAATATAAAGGCATCGTTGCCTTATGTACTAATGTTACAAACAAAGCAGGCAAACTTGAGCCTATGTCTTTAGGTAATATCAGACGTAACAATTCTAGCTTACGTCATTCAGCACAACCTGAAGCTGAGGCTTTGGAGTTTATCACAGAGCAGAAGCGTGATGATAAACTGGATAACGCTGAAGGTATGACTACCTTCGACTCACATGCTACTGAAGCAAATGTGATGCAGTATTTAACCAAGCCTAAGGGTAACAGGATTTTACGAGATGGTAGAGTCATTAACCCCAAAGGTAATACAGTTAGATACTGGAAGGATGTCTTGCTTGAGGAAGGTGTTGAAGAAATCGAAGTTTAATACTAACTCTTACACACATCCTTCGCAGTTAGATCTGGAGTCTTGCATAGCAAGATTGCCCAGTGTGATTACTGAGGTTGGGTTACATCACCTAGCCTCAGTATCATGGGAAGTTTGAACTATCTCTGAGTTGCTTCCCAATAGCTTAGCCAGAATTCTGAGCTATTGGTATGCAATTCTAATGTCAGGT